TGGCTACCAAAGATAACATCATCTGAGCTAAGTCATCGATGTATCCTTTTACGAGTGTTATGATTTCCTTCATATGGTCTTTCTCCCGTTAGTTATCAATTATGTCGGATTTTCACCGACTCGTATAATAACTATTGTATATATAGCACTTTTCGATTTTGATATATAAATATATACACCTATTTTTTAGAAGTTTAATATTTATTATTGATTAATCACAGGTAAAATTATGGCAATAGATTTCGAAATATTCGAGGGTAAAACCCTATCAGATGTATTCAAAGACATCTATGATAATTCCAAACGAAACAAAGAACAATTAGAAGTATTAATGAAAGAGGTAGTTGGGTTTATTAAAGATGGTGATACAGCTGTGCAAATCATTCCTATGTTGAAAGAGTACTTAGAAATCAATGTAAAGAATGATGAACAATTAGTTAAGTTAGCAACTATTGTACAAAGATTAGCCAATGCTAGTAAACAAGGTGATTCAGATGGAGAGTTTGGATTAACCGATGCTGAAAAAGAACAATTGATGAGTTCAATAGAAGAAACAGTAAATGAGTTACAAGACCATAATGATAATATACTAAGTAAGATAAACTAATGGCATATGAACAGAAACCTGGTAGAGGTACTTCGATACCTGAACGAGGTGGAATACAAACATTAAATTCACTAAAAAAACGAATAAACGAGATAGTTCAAGAATCTAAGTTTTATGAATTAGAACCTGTAGAAGTTCTTGAAGTACATCTTGATGATACAAAATCGTCTTTCCCAACAATAGAGGGTGAGCCTGATTATGCATATATTGGTGGTGTGATTGGTAGGTTTGTGTTTTCGGAACAAGGATTGAATATTGATAGATGTAAAAATTTTAAACCATTGAATCCTAACATGAACATTACACCAGCCGTTGGTGAAATTGTAATTGGTGTAAAATATTTATCTGATTATTATTTTACAAGTGCTGTAAACTTATTTGGTAATCCTAATTTAAATGTACAACATGGTGTTAGTAGAATTAAAAGAAAAAATACACTATCTTCAAAACAAGGTATTACCACACCAGCGGAAGAAAATGATACAAATACAAATGTAGGATATTATCTTGATGATGGTAGAAATAAAGATGCTAGAAAAATTTTACCTAATGAGGGTGATATTATTCTTGAGGGTAGATTTGGAAACTCTATTAGAATTGGTAGTGATTTAAAAAATGGAAATACAGAATCACCAAATATTATTTTAAATGTTGGTCAAACAATTGAGGGTGATACAAAAGTTCCTATACAAGAAAAGATTGATACTGATGGTTCAAGTATTTATCTTACAACAAATCAAACATTAGAATTTACACCAGCAATTGAAAGTAAAGTTATTACAGGTGAGATTAGTGGTAAAAATATTTTATTGAGTTCAGATAGAATTTTATTTAACTCAAAAGAGAAAGGTGATATTGGAATGTTTAGTGCTAACAATATATCTTTGGGTTCAGTTGGTAAGATTGTTATGGAATCACCAGAGGTAAAGATTGGTGGTGATGAGGCAGAAGAACCACAAGTATTAGGACAAACATTATTTGATAAGTTAGATGCTTTAGTTACAGCCATTGGTAATGTAGTGGGTATACCAACACCAACAGGCCCAACACCAGCACCCATAAGTGCGGCACCAAGTTGGCCGGCAGTTACTGCGGCTATGGCACAAGTAAAATTAGCGTTAAGTAAGAAACATAAAATAAATGAATAAAATATGAGTTGGGCGATATTTAGAAGTAACTATAGAAAAGCTATTAAGAATAATGAAAAGGATATGGCTAGTGTGATTGCAGATTCATATGGGATATGTACAAAAGCTGGAACATCAATACCAGGTGGGCCAGTATTACAAGGTAATGTAGAGGGTTTAAAATCACAATTAAAAACATCTTTCAATTCACTTGGAGCATATCCAATGAGTACTGCATTAGATACTGGTTTAAAATTATTTTGGTTGGGTAGTTCGACTGTGACAGGATTCATTTGTACAAGTCCTGGTTTTACATCTCTCTACATACCAAAGAAAGCACAAGAATCAAAAGATTTAGATGACTTTGTAAATTACATGATATCATGTTTTGAAACATTTCATAAACAATTGGTGTTTACTAATCCAGCGGGTGCTCCATCATTTGGATATGAAATAATTTTGAAAGAGAAAGATTCTGATGGTGGTGGTGAAGTGGATGTAGCAGAAAAAGTTAGAGGAACTAATCCAGAAGATGAAACCGATGATAAAGATTTTTAACAAGAGGAGTTAATGATGAAGAAAAGTGACTTAATAAAAATAATCGAATTAGTAGTTCGTAAAGAAGTCAAAAAACAGATGAATGAGATATTTATTAAGGAGAATAAATCATCTCTTAAATCGCTTACACCAAAAAAACAAGTTGTAAAGAAAAAAGCAGTACAGAAAAAACCTGTACAATATACCGAGAACAAAGCACTTAACGAAGTATTAAATGAGACTGTTGCTTTAAGTAAAGGTGATGAAATGGATGAGTATCCAACAATGGGTGGTGGTGTATTCGATTCAAGTAGAGCATCAGAACTTTTAGGTTACGGAGAGAGTATGGCAGCTGGTGGTGATAAAGAAACACAAAGAAACATGATAGCCGCACAAACTTTGAGAGAAAAGAATGTAAGTGTAAATGATGTACCTGAAAGTTTAGTAAATGCTTTAACAAGAGATTATAGTGATTTAATGAAACACGATAAATTCAAGAGTAAAAAATAATGGCAAGAGCAGTAGTTAGAGAATTAAACGAAGACCGAGATGCATTTTTCGGATTAACCTTTCCTATAAGGATAGGAACTGATAATAATTTTATCAGGTCTCAAACCTTAAGGGAACAGGCTTCTTCTAATATTAAGAATCTACTACTAACCAATAAAGGTGAACGAGTTGGACAACCAGAATTTGGTTCTGATTTACCATCAATATTATTCGAACCATTTGATGATAACATAGGTGATAGGATAGAAGAAGCTATTCATGAAGCATTAGAAAGATGGTTACCTTATGTAGAAGCACAAAATATAGTTACTATGGTGGATGAAACAAATCCAAATAATGTAATCGTATCATTAGAGTTTAGGGTTACTATTGATGACCCCGATGCCATAGAAAATATAACATTTAATTTTAATACTGGAGCTTAAGATGCCAACACAGAATCCTGATTATAACACACAAAAGAAAACTATAAGAAAAGATGTTAATTATTTGGGTAGAGAATTTTCTTCTATTAGAAATAATCTAATTGAATTTGCTAAATCTTATTTCCCAAAAACTTATAATGATTTTAATGAATCAGACCCTGGTATGATGTTCATTGAAATGGCAGCGTATGTTGGTGATGTTCTTAACTTTTATGTTGATAATCAATATCGTGAAACATTATTACATAGTGCAGAAGAAAAGAAAAATATTTTTAAGATTGCACAATCGTATGGATACAAACCAAAACTTAGTTCACCTGCAACTGCAATTTGTGATATAAGTGTTGAGGTTCCAGCCATACAAGTTGGACAAACTTTTGAAGCTGATTTAAATTATGCTCCTGTGCTTGATGCCGATAGTTCTTTTGCATCTACAGGTGGAACAACATTTAGATTGATGGATGATATTAATTTTAAAGTATCAAGTTCATTAGATTCTATGGAGATTGAAGTATCACAAACTTCTGGTACAGAACCAACACATTTTAAATTAACTAAAAAAGGTATTTTAAAATCAGGAAAGAAAACTACACAATCTTTTACTTTTGGAAATGCTGTTAAGTTTGATAAAGTAATATTGAACAATGATAATGTTGTTGATGTGGTTAAGTGTATAGATGGTAATGGTGACCAATGGTATGAAGTTCCTTTCTTAGCACAAGATACAGTATTTAAATCTGTAGAAAATACTACATTGAATAGTCCTGATTTATCTCAACATTCAAAAGAATCACCTTTTCTTTTACAATTATTTAAAACAACAAAAAGATTTACACGATATGTTCGTAGTGATGGTAAAACAGAAATAAGATTTGGTTCAGGTATTAGTAATAATGCTGATGAAGAAATTATACCAAATCCTGATAATGTTGGTAGTTCACTTGGTAATGGTATATCAAAACTTGATGAATCATTTGACCCAAGTAATTTCTTAAAAACACAAACTTATGGTTTGGCACCAAGTAATAATACTTTAACATTTACCTATACACATGGTGGTAGTATATTAGATAATGCTGCTACTAATACAATCACTAATTTAGATGAAATTAATTTTACTATTGATGAGACAGGATTAGAAACACAAAAAATTACTGATATGAAAGCTAGTTTGGGTATTACTAATCCAACACCAGCAACAGGTGGTTCAAGTGGTGAAACTAATGAAGAGGTTAGACAGAATGCTTTGGCTTACTTTAATTCACAGAACAGAGCTGTTACTAAAGAAGATTATATTATTAGAACATATGCTTTACCACAAAAGTATGGTAACATAGCAAAAACTTATATTATACAAGATGAACAATTAGA